GTCCATAGTCATAAGCAATTATCCTCTTCCAATGAACAGGAATATCAAATGTCTTAACTATATGGCTCATTCCACTAGGATAAACTAATCCATCAGAATAATTAAATGAACCATGCACATATCTTGCTACCCAATATGCAGGTTTATTCTTACATACATCCTCTATAAATCCAGGAGGTAAGAACTCATTTGCATCAGATACAGTAACATGACTTGATATAGCAGGGTCCATTTCTTCCTTCAGAACTGCATACATATCTGGAACAGAACCGTGTTTTTCGATAGAAGAGGATTTCATTAGAACATCATTTCTAATCCACCCTGCTGAAGGATTACTTTCAAGCATACCTTTTCTCCAATCGGCTTTAATTATAGGAATGTGAACACCTGTTTTTGTCACTCTTACCTTTGGTGTGCCATCTTCATTCCTATCTGGAACTGTAGCAGCAGTATGTCTAAGTCTAGTCTTTAACTGAACAAAAGCCTCTGGTTTAATTTCAGACGCTTCTACCATTAAAAACATAGTTAAGTTATATGACCTTAATTTATTAGGGTCATCAAAAGGTCTATACATTATTCTGCAACCATTAACTAAATCCATATATTGTTTTTGAGTAGAGAACTCTTTAACAAATGCTTTAGGAATATCTGCTTCAATATCTCTTTTAATAGTAGCTTCATACTGTGATTGTACGTTAGCTCCTATAAGGACATTACCATTTTTAGTTATAAGGCAATGTTTATATAACTCTTCTCTATCTGTAAGA